TGGGAAACAAGCCCATTATGGTTAATAGTGCTTTCCGCTCTAAACTGGTTAATGATGCTGTTGGTTCTAAAGATACTAGTCAGCATCGGGTGGGTTGTGCTGCCGACATAAGAGTGCCTGGCATGACTCCTGATGAAGTAGTCAAAGCAGTAATAGCCTCAGATTTAGGCTATGATCAGATTATTCGTGAGTTTGATAGATGGACACACATTAGTATTCCTAACTCAATTCACAATACAGCTCGTAAACAAGCATTAATTATTGATAAAAGTGGTACACGTATTTACTCTTAAAGAAAGGATTATCATGCCGTTAAAAAAAGGTACTAGTCAGAAAACTGTTTCTGCAAACATTCGTAAGATGGTTAAAGAAGGTTATCCACAAAAGATGGCTGTGGCTGCCTCTCTTAATGAGAAACGTATGACTAAAAAAGCTCGTACTTCTAAAAGATAATGGTTAAGAAAAATGTTAATCTGTCAGTAGGTCGAGGCGAGAAGTTATCCGTCAAGGCTGGTAGTGGATTGACTGCCAAGGGTAGAGCGAAATATAACCGAGAAACAGGTAGCAAACTACAAGCACCAACCAAATCAGGACCACGGCACAAGTCTTTTTGCGCTAGGTCACAGAGTTGGAAAGGTGAGCGTGGTAAGGCTGCTAGACAACGATGGGGATGTAGATGAAAAACGGATTGTATGCCAATATTTTAGCCAAACGTGCAAGAATAGCTGCTGGCTCAAAAGAGAAGATGCGAAAAGTTGGCAGTAAGGGTGCGCCTACCGCCAAGGATTTTAAAGATTCAAAGCGTACCGCCAAGCGATAAGTCTACAATTCCTGTGCCTGACCAATGACCAAGGGATGTAATATCAATCTTTGGTAACTTGATACTGCGCCACAAGGGTTGCATACAATCAAACCAAATGTCATCCATAACTAGGATGCGATCTTTCTTTGGCAATAGTTTTAAGAGTAAATCCACCATCTTTGGCTCAAACACACCATCTTTGGGTGCATCCATAAAGATAATATCGGCATTTTGAAACAGATGACTATACTTTCTGTACTCCATAAGATCAGTTAAGTCAGCAATGTGTTGCGCTAACCGATCTTTAAAGTGTTCAGGAGTTAAGTGGCTCATTAGGTGATCCCACGGTATGATGTCAAACGTATGCACATAACCATACCCTGCCTCATGCAAAGCAATCGTTCCTAGACCAGTAAATGTACCTATTTCAATACTAGTCTTTGGTTTGAGTATCTGCACCATTGCTTTGAGCAAACGATAGTGTTCCCCAGGGTTTAGATTCAGATATTTGTAGTCAGGTAAGTCTCTTTTACCACCAGCTACCAAGCCATAGTGTGCTTTTTCCATGGCTTGACTAACTAGCTTGACTAAGAAGTTATTTGGGTGAGACTGTTCGGGAACGTAACTCATACGGCTGGTGTCAGTTGACCTTCAAAACAATATGTACCAATATGCGCTAGTTGCGCCCATGGTGCAGCGTATATCTTCCCACCAATCTTCCGATAGATGTTACAGAAATGATAATCCTCTGAGAGTAATCGGTTCGTACCATCCTCAATGCTAGTAGCAAAGTATTCATGGATTAAATCAGACTTCAGCGTGTTCCCTAAGTCATGTACATCATTGGTGTAGGTTGGCACATGATCTCGCAGTTCATCAAACACACCTCGCTTGATTAGCATGAATCCTGTACCACCATTAAATATTTCTACTGGCTCACCTACTGGCACAGTAACTTCGTTCACATAGTTCACTAAGTTAACTACAAAGCTACCCGTGTGTCTTTTTAGTTCATCGTTGGGTACACCATTGTCCATAGCACGTCTGACTGTATCCCAATTAACTTCCTTCTTTGGATAAATACCACAGATCACCTCTTTCTCAGCATTCAGCATCCTGATTACATCTTGTGCTTGAAACCGTATGTCTGCATCTACAAAAAACAAATGCGTACAGTCTGTATCTAAAAAAGCCTTGGCTAAACCATTCCTTGCACGGGTTATCAGGCTCTCATTGAACATAAAACTCATCATGCAATCCACGCCTGAGTCTCTGAGTAGATTATTGAGCTGTAAGATAGACTGTGTGTAATAACCAGTACACATACCACCATACATGGGTGTTGCTAGGAAAACTTTAGGCATATTCTTATCCTTTTTAGGGTTGTTGATAAACATCGGAAGTAAAGCATCTCTTGTCGTGTAATTGACGGTGTATTGATTCGTACATTTGAAGTTCGGATATTTCTTAGCAAGCTCTAAGTAGAACGTGCGATCACCGATTGCTGGTGTCATCCAAGCAGGGCTGACAGACGGTAATATGTTGCCACGGATACAGTAACAATTGGTATCCACAAAACCATGACTCATACCAATCGCATCAGCAATGTTACCGAGACTCTCGCAGTCATCATTGCAGACATATTCTCCTTGTTGATTGACTATCTTCCGTAAGGAGAAACACCAATCTAAGTTCTGCGATTCGCACAGAAAGACCATCGAATACACATGGTTTTCATCAAACCAATTATCTTCATCGAGAAATAACACATAGTCCGCATTGAGCATAAATGGTAAACCAGCGTAGATACGATGACCGTTCCAAATAATGCCGTCTGCCCTTCCCGTGTTTTCTGGCAAATTGATAACGCTCTCTCCGCCCCAAGAAAAATCGGTTTTTCCATCATTTACTACATAATGTTTACATTCGATTGTTTGATTTTGCACACTTTTGATTGCACGTATCAAATACTCTGTATTTACCGATGGTGTGATTACGGCTACTTTAAGCATCTAACACCTCACCACATTTAGCTAAGAAACGATCAATATTGCTACTTTCTCGTGATTCAAAGAGATGGTAGACACAATCACCAAATGTAGTGCCAATTCCGTAAGATTGAGGCGCACCAGGCAAATCCCATTTAGGTACTTCAAAATTAGTCACAGAAAGGTACTCTACAGGCACGTTATGGCGTTTCCATGTATCGGTGAGTAGTTGTGCTACATCTCCGTATGGCGTAGGCTTAAATGACGGTTTACCGAGCTTTGTCCACATTTCTTTATGAACACAGAGAAAAGACGGTGCAGCGAACAGTTTTTGAGCAATATCAAAACCCATGTGGTTGGTGGCTTGCACATTTCCGACTAAACTGCCACTTGTAGCCATTTCAATGTATTTGAACGCTTTATCCCTATTAAGGATGATGCAATCAATGTCCATGAACAAAACTAACTCAGAATTACGTCTCATAGTCCAGTCCATCCAAGCACCATGATCTAATCCATTGATACGGTGTTGTTGAATAGGAATACCGTGATTAAGCATGACTTCACGTTGATAGGAGACAATACGGTCATCAATATTATCCCAATAAAGAGAAAAGACAGATAAGTTCAAAATAGAGCATCCTTTATAACGGGTGTAATGAGTTTTTGAGTAATCAAGCATTTACGCTTAGTGCCTTCTTCAATGAGACCCATTTCTAATAGTTCATTGATGCGCCCACAAACAGAAGATAACTCGATACCTGTTTGCTTTGCTAACTCCCGTCTGGAGTAGGAGACACCTGATTTCATGTAATTTAAGAGGAAATTAGACTGTTGACCGACTTTGCCATTAGCCTTATGTTCGTTATAAGCAATAACTGAAGTATCAGCGATCATTTATCTCTCCTTTTAATGTTCTAATTTCTTCTAATGCAGATATATACTTATCTTTTAATGAGTCTATTTCAGCTTTTTGTTGGCGTACCATGGTGATTATGTCTAAAAAGTCACAGTCTCCAATAAGTTCGAATTTTTCATGTAATCTTTCAATACTTTCAGCTAATTCGTTTACAGTCATTTCTCACTCGCTTTCTGCAATATTGCTCTTGCAAAATCTGTCATGTAAATCTCGCCAACACCATTCTTTTTCCAAGCATGGCAAACGCTATCGGCAACTTCTCTTATCTCATCCTCGGTTAACTTAGGTTGTTGCTTAACCATCTTGCAAATTAATAGCCATTCTTTTTTAGTAGGCAATATATCAGGATTAAATATTATTTCAATCATCTGTCATTCCTTTCCGATTTAGCTGCTAAACACAGTTCTTTGAATTTACTTGGAATATCAGGATGCCAACCACCCATGACGGTCATACAATCAATTTTGAAGTATTCTTCTTTGCGACTCACTTCGGTGAGATAAATAATTAGCCCACAGAATATAATCCACATACCTACAAAAGCAAAGTGCATTGATTTCATTCTTTTCTCCAGTTTAGGTTATGCCAGCTTGCCAAGAAAGTTGGCTGGCGCAACCACCTAACTATCTAGCTAATTGGTGCTAGATTCACGTCTTGACTCATGGGAACAATCATTACGACACAACCACCGCCTTTTTGTATTAATCCACGTTCGATACTCACTTTAGCCACCTGTACATCATCATCAATCACCCCAGCATCTTGGACAGCGTCTAAGATCGGTTTAATACAATTATCAATATCCATGAGTTTTTTTGATCTAGGTCTCAAAATAATGTCAATATTTACTTGAATTGTTCCTAATTTGGGAATATTTTGCTCAATAACGTAAGTAGACACAGCAGCCTTAAAATCACGACCCCGTTGGCTTATAAAGCGTCTGTGTCCACTTGCAATCCAATAATTATTGATACTTGGTGGATAAGGTAAGTACAAGATGATCAAAAAGGAACATCCTGATCACTAGTCTTACGTGGTAACTCTTTTGGATAGTTTGAATCAGGATTAGGTTTCCAGTTGTCCTCACTTAAACTAATGAGACTTCCCATCGGTGTAGCTTTAGTCCAACCAGCAATCTTAACTGTTTGACCTGCTTTATAGTCCTCTGACAGCATGAGAGTACCCTTCCAATCAGGAGACTTCTCACTTGTTTTCTTTGTGTTCTGCATGAGAACCCCTTTTCCTACCTGTGCAATGTGTCCACTAGCCATTATTTAACTCCTTATTTAATCTATTTAATCCACCAAGTAACTCCGCAGTCTGCATCGAGTCCCAAGTGTCCATATACTCCTTATTTGCTACCTTTAACGCTGTGTACTTCTCTACCCTTGTCGCCTCATCAAACTTAGGACTTGTATAAATCCTACGTGCCATATCTAAGAATCCCATCTGCCAATCCTTGATATTGAGATATTTAGCATAGGGTTCGTCTTGATTAGGAACATAGAGTTTTAAAGTATTGACATCCACTTCATCATCCACCATGTCTACCAAAGCTACCGCCTCAGTACCCGCGTATGTAGTTGGAGTAATGTCTCGCATTGCTCTAGGTTTCTCCTCAAAATCTTGAACTTCTTCGGGTGCATACATATTGCCTAAACAACCTGGGAATACAGTCCTAATACCTTCAGAGAGGCATCTAGCTCGTAACATGGCTCTAGGATACTTTGTCCAGCCCGAATTAGGCTTTACAAGCCCTATAGAACGCGCCTGTTCGATTGTCCATGTTAAGGTGAGACTACCCCCGTTTGGGTGCGAGAAAACGCCTGTACACTCTATATCGGTGTATGCTTGCCACTCGATCTTTCCACCAGCAGCTTGGAAACGTGCTTGCATGGCAGAAGATTTAAGAGCTGGGCGACCTAAAATAATGTCATAGTCTCTAACTGCACTAGCAAACGGCATCCCATCCGCTTGTGCAACTAGTCCGAGAGCTATTACTTCATTGACATCTTTCACACCAAAAAGCTTGGATGCTACCATCGCCTTTGCCATCTGTTCCATATCTGCATACGGAATAATATTACTCATATTGATTTCCTTTAATTTAGTTAGGTTATTTAATTAAAAAACGTCTACTACCACTACTCTCTACAATAAACTTCTCATAAATATCAGGCATCGCACTCTTAAACAAATCTGTGCTAAACCGCATACTTGCCTTAGATGACTTCCATGTCACTAAAGTATTGCCATCAAAGCTACGAATCTCTGCTTTGTCTGCTAAAGAATTGCGCAGCACCAACTCCCATTGCTCTTGGATTTCCTCTAGTTCCTTAATCTTGCCTTTGATGGACTTGAGATCACCGATAACTCGTTCCATCTCAGCAGTAGCTATAACAACACCTTCCATACTGGTAGGAAATAAGAGTTTAGTATCTTCTATGGACTTAGCCTCTGGTTGTGTGTTTGATTGAACATGACCCCAGAATACAGCCATTGATTTAATCAGATCAGTCTGCTCTTGTTCTGTTATATCAAACTCGAATGTGTGAAACTCTTGACCACCAAAGAGAACCGCTAGTACTACATGGTTAATTCTGTGGACTGCACTCTCATGGACTAGCTGGGAATAATCGACAGGAGGAATGCGATTAGTATCAGGATCAAACTTATGTCGAGTAGACGCATTGTAGTTTTTAACTTCAACCAAGGTTCTTCCGTCAGAGCTAATAAAATCAAAATGACTGCGAAACCAAGGCTCAGAGTTATGAGTAAGTGCGTAGTCTGCATCTTTTAGTTCCTTCTTTAAACGGTCTTGAGCTAGTCTACCAATGGTAGGTTGCATAATGTGACCCATTTGGACTGCCTCGATACCTGACAAATCAGGAGGAGGCAACTTGCCCTGTTTGATTAGAATAGTCTCAACTGCATGACCTTGGATAGCTCTACGGGTGTCAGATGCCCACCAAGCTGAATTGCGTATTTCAGGTGCGAAATCGTTTCTGTCGTTAGCCATTACAATACCTCCGAAAGTGATTTAATAATTATTTTTAACATAAAGATTTTATGATCAAGAGCATCAATACTCTTTTCTAATTGCATAATTCGTTTAGTAGAATTATCTAGTTCCATCTCTAGCATAGCTATTTGATTGTCTAATTGAGCTTGTTCAGATAGTTTCATTTGGCTATCCCCCATGGAATACAGTCTAAATCATCATCAGGACCATTGGGTTGTAATGGTGCATTAGTAGGCTCGAACCAAAGAGCATCTATTGTGCAACATTCTGCAACATAGGTGCGCTCGGTCTCGCAGTATCTTAACTTGCGTGAACCATCTATAACGTTTACTTTGGGATTAGCGTGGCATAAGTCTAGATCACCATATTTCTCATGGTGTCTACACTCTACGCATAGTTTGTATTTCATAATATTCCTTATTTAGTTAGGGTTTAATTTACATCTACTACAACTACGAATAAAGATTAAATGATTATCTAAAGTATTGCAATATATTTATTTAAATAAGTGTTGTATTTATACTCATCTAATCTTAAAAGACAATAAAAGGCACACGATATGGATGATGATAGGTATACATATATCATTCATACTTCAGTCCTAGAACTGTCCTAGTTCACAACTAGTGCCAATGCTTTATTTATCAGGCATGGGTTTAATTATCTGCCCATCACAGAAACCTATATCAGCATACTTACCTGTTTATCGCTTGGCTTGGCAACCTCACGCACCCGTGTAACCTTTATCGTAGGTGATTCGCTTTCCTTCCACGCCAGCACGAACAGAGCTGCTTAATAACGTATGGAGTACGATTACAGGCGCACGAATAGAAAAACCCTTTAGTAAGTATCCTGAGTTCGCACAGTTTAAGAAAATGGGCTTAATTCACTTTCCTAAACTCTCAAAATACTTAATAAAGGGCTTAATCTCACAGGTGCGACTCTGCAATGAAAATACTATAACATACCTTTTTCTACTGCGTCAATACGTTCACCAATCCAACGCATCACAGGGACTGCCATAGAGTTTCCAAGAGCTTTATAACGTGGTCCATCTGGAGTAGGTTTACCCCCAGGCAAAATGTCGGTGTATTGATCTGGGAATCCTTGGAGTCTCTCACATTCTATAGGGGTGAGTCTACGTACTGCCATTTGTTGCATGACTCCACCAACATGGTCAATATGCCCATTACCTCTTATTGTTTGTGTTGACTCTTGACTTGTAGTTAAATTGTACATATCAACACCTACTGCAATTTGTTGGTCTTGTACAGTTGAAATAGTAAATGCTTGTTCATCTTGTCCAAGATAACCTTTACCACCATTACCACCACCACCACGGACTTTAAACGCATGAGCAACACCTTGTTGCCCTCTTGTTTCTAAAGTGTATGAAACATCTTCATTCCAACCTTTCCCATTTTGGGCTTTATCTCTACCACTTGCATCTTGAATTGCAATTGCATGAGTAGTTCTAATGTCACCTAAGTCAAATGTATTTAAAGTATTCGCGATACCATCATCCACCCAGGTTTCAAAATCTTCTTTAGATGTGGCTCTACGAGACTTTCGGTATGGGCTTTGAATAACTGCCTGTAACTTATTTTTATCTGGCATACGTTGATCGTCAGAAGTACAAGTAATGGTATCGGCAACTTGTTTACCATTCCAAAATGTCGGAATAAAATGTCCACTTACTACCGATTGATGGGTTTTACGACCACCACCACATTCAAGATCAAGAGTTCCAACAGTATCGGGCATCACCACCATTTGAGCTGAGTTCTCGCTTAATCCGTCTGTTTCTGCAAATCTTCTGGCGGCAAGGGGACCTGTGATTTCAACGCCAATTCCAGAACGGGAGGTAATTTCTTTCCTCTTTTCTCGGCTCGGCGGAGAATCCCTTGACAGGCAACCTGACTCAAATAGAACCTTTGCGGGACCTCTCCAGTCTCCAAGGTTTCCGACAACGAACACACGTCTGCGGCGTTGTGCCACTCCGAAGTATTGAGCGTCAAGCACCCGATAGGCGAACCCATACCCGATGTCTGCCACCGCCCCAAGCAGGGAACCAAAATCCCTTCCTTCATTGGAACTAAGTACGCCTGGGACGTTTTCCCAGACAAACCACTTGGGTCTAAAGTGGTCAAGTATTCCAACATAGGTAAGCATGAGGTTTCCTCTTGGGTCTTTGAGTCCCTCGCGGAGACCTGCGACTGAGAATGATTGACATGGAGTTCCTCCGACCAAAAGTCCAACTGTTCCATTTATGTTCCACTCCTTATAGTTTGTCATATCACCAAAATTGGTGACATTGGGGTAATGATGTTCTAGCACCCGCGCGGGGAATTTTTCAATCTCACTAAAGCCAATGGGATTCCAATTCAAGTGTTCCCAGGCGCAACTTGCTGCCTCGATTCCAGAACACACGCTTAGATAGTTCATAAAATAGCTGGGGTTTCCCCCAGTCCTTGGTTAAAGTGTTAAGGAGTAGTTAAGAGGATCAGCCCACCATAAGACAAGTGATAACCCTAATAAGATACCAAATATGGTGGCTAGTAAATAATCTAATAGTGTGTTCATTGTGTAATACCCTCATGGTTTTCTACTAATTTTATGTAATGTGTAAAGATGCAATTGTTTAATAATTGTTGGTCAAAACCATTGACAGAGATTAAACGAATACCAGTGTTCCACAAACAATAATCAACCCTCATATTATTGTGAAACATGGTTTTAATTGGGCGATTAAAATATAAATTAGTGTTCATCTTATTCTCCTTGTAGTTTGTCTTTAGCTCTTTGAAATAGGGTTTTAACTGATCGATCTCCCCAATAGTCTGCCCCATCTTCATTGATTAAATCATCCACACTGGCAATGATTAATTGATTGTAGAGTTCGTCATCTTCATCGATGATTGGGTATTCTCTTTCTAACCATTTTGTGAAGTGATTTAAAACATCTTCTTTAGTTGATATGCCTGTAATTAATTCCATTTTATTGCTCCTCTAAGTTAGGTTTTGACTATCTAGTGATAATCCAATAAGAGACTGTAAACAATCCCTTATTAGCATATTGCACTAATTAAAAATCTTCTCAAAAGTCTTGTAAGCAATACTGTAGATTTCTTCACCATAGGGGATTTCGCACATTTGCGATTCTATGGAATCAAGCAACATTATTGCCTCCTCTTTTGTTGAATCTTTCATTACTGATTCAAATTTCGCTTGATAATTCGCGAATGTATTACCAATCATGGAAATAGTTTTCATGTTATACCTCTATATAGTCAGTTAATTTAAAAGATTGATTGGAATCTAATGTACTGAGCCAAATATCCAATTGTTCTTTGGTAAGTGTTTTCAAGTAGAAATATAAAGCATCATGTAAAACATGAGGCTCACAAACATTGCTAATATCGTGAGCGAGTTCATTAAAATCTACTTGATCCAATTCAAAATAACCCTCTATTTTTTTAACTTGCTTAGCTACAAGGAAACCCTTTAAAAAAGTGATTAGATTATCTTTTTTGAAATCATCAAGAGGTCCAATGCAATCGATCCAATCGCCACTATTAAAATCATCTTCATTAGCATAGGAACAAAATCCCCAGTCCTCGCCCTCTGTGGGGATATTACAATCATTATTGTTGACTACGAATAGAATTCCATACTGTTTAAAGTGTACTTCGTAGTGATCACAACCGCCCCCAGTGTAGACTTCTTCAATTGTTAATTTAGACATGTTAATTCCCCTTTTTCTCAGTTAAATTACCCTCATTCCACATCGCTCTAGCGAAACGGATAATGTTATCACTTACAGGGAAATCATAACCCTCAGCATGATGCTCAATTACATCCATAGGGCAATCATTTTCTGTAGGAAAATTGTCGTACCACATCTCACCCCATGATTTATCCAATACAACTGTTTTATCCTTTTCAATGTAGTAATCAATGCCATTGATGTCTAATTTACGATTTAATATGGCATTGATACAATCGCCACCTAAATAGATGCAATTGTTGATTTCCCCTAAAACATTTTCTTTTGACATTTGGGGATTGTCAATTTGTGCTTGTGCTATATCAGTATCACTAATATAGATAGTTAATTTAATTTGCATGATTTAGTTTCCTTTATTAGAATTAACAAATGAGAACTCACGGCGTGAGGCTATCGCCTCAACAATTGCGCTATTGTGGCGAATTACTTTTCTATCGTGTGGAGCAAAATATGAGAATGGAATGTCACTTCTCAATGCCTCTCTAAATGCTTTTCTGTGTGCTTTGTTTAACATTTTGTATTCCTTAATTAGTTAGGTTTAATCAATACATAGTTATCTATGTATAACTCTATTATACACATAATCTACTAATGCAACATATAGTTGTATAAAACATACATTGTATTTTTCTATTGATTGTATATTTCTATAGATATATACTATCTATAATAAGTATCATAGTTATCTATAGTTTCTAGACATATATAGTCTATATCTATAAATTTAAAGAATACTAATATAGTAGTTATGTATATAGTCTATTCGGTAATTTGTTGGAATGATCGATGGATAGACTCCTCTCACGCCTCTTTAAAAATAGAACTATTTGCCTGGGTTGTTCGCTTACAGGTAAATGGAATAGCTTGGACTGGGTAACAATCAACTAACGGTAATGACTAATCAATAATCAATTTTTGGTTATGGGTAATTATGGGTTGATGCGATTCTTTTATCCTTGTGCAATGTTTTGGGAAATGAATTGGGTTTGAGTCTAGTAATGAGCGTGACCTATTCCCTTCCCCCCCCAAAGAAAATTTGTGTTTTCTGAACTATGCTATTATTTGCGTAGGAGGTGAATATGTTAGCAATAGAAAAGAATAGAGAGTTACCTAAAATAAGGGTTAGAAACAGTTATCCGTATAAGGTTATGGAGATTAGTGATAGTTTCTTTGTTGAGGACACGAGTTTACAAGTTATTTGTAATTCCAACTATCGAATGGGTAAACAACTGGGTATGAAGTTTATCGCTAGAAAAGAAAATGACGGGGTACGGGTATGGCGAACGGAATAACATCTCTTGCTGAACAAATACAGTCTGTGTCTGATGACACAAAGCGCAAGTATATGCAGAGTATTTGGTCAATGGATAAGGAGCAAATCTTCCATGAGTTAATGCGTGTTCATGCTGAGAGTGCAAAGTTAATGTCCGCAGCGCAGATTGAACTAGATCGTTTGCAAGCCATTATTAATGAGCTAGATGATGCTAGTGACCTTAGACATTGAAAAGGCATGGTCTGAACAGTTGTATGAGTCTCGCATCTGTTTTAAGATAGAGATGCAAAGAGTCATAGAGTGCCATACCGATGCTGAAAAGATTGCCTTATTTGAGACTTGGAAGAAGAATTATTCTGAAGGCAGAGTCAATGACTTAGTAAAATGCGCTAAAGATAAGGTTAATCGGGTAAAGGTTGCCAATTGGGAATTTTAAGAAGCAGAACAGTTTGATCACCAGAAGAATACATGACCGCCTTTAATCAAAAACAGTTTTATAACTTCTGTTCACAGCTCAAGATTGAGACGAAAGAACAAGGTCTCAAGAAGATGGGTACTCTCTTAGGGTCACAAACCTATGTGATGGATGAGATTACCAAAGGTTTACAAGATGATGTTCATTTTTTTGTTATTTTGAAAGGTAGACAACTTGGAATCACAACCGTCTCACTCGCTCTTGACCTCTACTGGCACTTTATCCACGCAGGATTACAAGGCACACTTACCACCGACACCGAAGAAAACCGAGATATGTTCAGGTCAACCCTCGCCATGTATATGGATGGTTTACCCAAAGAGTATCGCATCCCGTTACTTGCTCACAAC